GGGGAACGGATTGATGTTGAATATATCACCAGTACCGCCTCCGGCAAACCTCTGGATATTCTTAGCTACGCCTGAGTTGATGTTTAGTACAGTAGCGGTAAAGATACTGTTATACCCAGTAACTGCCTCCACTGCTGTACTAGTTTTAGCTGTGGTGGAAGGGACAGTGCCCATAGCGCCTGCCACCGCCGCAGAGGCATTACTATCCAGCACACCTACAGTAAGATCCACGGATAGGATGTCTACGTTCTCCCCTACCTTACAGAAGTAAAACAGGTCATTATCTGCTACGCCTTTACCGTCTGGTACGGTGATAGTAAAGGTAGCTTCCGCAGGCTCCACCTGACTATCCGGACGAAGCCGGATGTTCTTTAGGTAGCCGTCACTTTTAAAAATTGCCATTTATGTTAGTCTCCTAGATTAAGAAAGGGCAGTAGCGGCTACTTCTAGACGCGCCATCCAAAGCTCATTCAAGCGAACAGCCTGATACCAGATCTTCCAAGCCACGAACGGACGCTGGCCAAGAGGATCGGAAGAGCTTGCACCAATCTTGGCGTTGTTAACCACCATATTGATGCCATTAACACCTTGTAGCGGCACGGTGCCATACGCATTCTTACCGACCAGGATGCAAGAATACACGTCTGCATTACTGTTACTGGTAGAGCGCATGGTCGTAGTAGCGCCACCGCTGTCCGCAAGAGGCGCAAGCTGCGGAGATAGCAAGATGCGTACCTCGTTTAGCTTACCGATCTCAGCATCGGGGTCGAGCAGCTTACCACTACCGTAGTTTTCAACCGGCACGAAACCGTCACACTGGCGGAAGTCGTGCTCCAAGTCTACGTGTGCGAACAGCACATAGCTAGGATTGACATTCTCAGTGTTGAAGTTGGTGCTTGAGCTAATCTTGGTGGTGATCTTTTCCGCCAAGTTACGCTTCAACTGAGTGACAGCGGCCTGCACAAGAGCAGCATCCACTGGAGTGTTTACTGCCGAGGTGGCAATACCGTTGGCGTAGAACACCTGAGTACCACCCTTAAGGACACCCCACAAAATCATTTCCTTGGTGTTAGCTACTTGGTCCGAGAGGACAGTCATAGCATCGTCAAGAACACGATCCTCATGTAGGTCCATGATCTTATCAGTTAGCTCAATCCAGCCCCCAAACTGAGCGATCACAGTGGTTAAATCTTCATACACTAGCTGGTTAGGGGCAGGAGTTACACCCTCTACTAGCTGCGCGGTGTTAACGGGTAGCGGACGCAGACGACGCCACTTAATCACTTCACCCTTATTCTTCGGGAGGGGCTCCACGCGACCAAACTTGTCGAGGACAAGCTTCGGCTCTAGGCGCTCCAATAGTTTACTTACGGCATGAATACCAACCCGTGGGCTAATATCACCAAAAGTTACAAAATCAGGCATTTAAGATTCTCCATATTTATCGTTGATTGTTTCGTTTCTTTAGCAAGCTAAGAAGCATGTTATCTGCCTGTTCTACAGTGAGAGGACCATTACTCTCCACGCTCACATTAGGTGTTACAGGCTTGCCCGATACGGGGGCCTGAGACAAGCGCCGCTCCCTATTATCTGAGATAGCTTTAGCTTTTTGCGGATCAATTACCGGCTGACTCTCCGTGGGTGCGTCTGGCGTGATGCGCCCAGAATTAATCATATCAATAGCAAACTGATTAAACACAGCAACATAGTCGCGGTGATCCTCCGATTCCATCACCATCTTCTTCATGATGGGGGACGCCTCGTTATCAAGCCATCCCTGAAACATCGGCTGCTGAATGATATTAAATGCGTCTGGGACAACCTGTTCCAGCTTAGCACGCTCTCTTTGTACCAGTTCTTCCCTTCCTGCCTGCCTATAAGATTCCTGCACGGCTACAAGGGGATCAATGGTAGTACGTCGTAGTTCCTGTATTTCAGCCTTGACCCGAGCCTCTAGCTGGCCTTCAATAGCTTTGGCCAGTACAGGGTCGTGCTCAATTAGTTGCTGCCACTCTTCAGGAGTAGTGGGTGCGGCAGTCTGTTGCTGCGGCGTGTTCTGGGCGCTAAGCTGCATTAGCTTAGCCTTTAGATCTTCTGCTTGTTTCTGAAAAGCTCTAACCCTGCCGTCATCGGAGCGAATACGCTGCTCTGCTTTAGCTAGCAGTTCTAGCTTCTCACTAACCTTGCCTCTAACATCTTCTGACAAACCGGAAAGCCAGTCATCTGAATTAGCTGGAGTCTGCGTCTCCCGCACTTCCTCTGCTGGCTCTACTGTCTCTTCTGTATCGGGGGCGGTAGCCTCTACATCTTCAACATTCTCTTCAATGGGAGCATCCTCTTTTGTAGGGGCTCCCTTTGAGAGGGTTTCTAGTAGTAGCTTATCAGCATCCTCAACTGTAAAGTTCTCGTCGCTCATTGGTTCCTCTTTGTGTTAGCGGCAAGTGTAATAACTTGCGGCAGTTTAAGTAGTTCTTTGATAATGTTAATCTTGGCCTTCAGCACTAGATCAATCTCTCTCTCATTGTCAAGATTTTGTAGGGCAATAGAAGCATTATCTAATTGGCGTTTAAGCGCATCTTCTAAAAGTTTCCACGCCTCACTCTGGGATAGGTCGGACATTAGTTCCTCCCGCCTTATTCATTGCCTGACGTTCCTTACTAGCTGCCTCCATCCCCGCTAGGAATAGCTGGGTCTGGCGCTGCATTTCCTCACTATCAGCCTTGGCCAAAATCTGCATACGGGCCTGCTCATCCTTAGAAGCCACAGCAGCCATCGCAGACTCATAATCATACTGAGCCTTAATGACCTGCGCCCTAGCTTCGGCCATACGAGTTTGGTTGGTGTTAAACTGAACCTCAGCCTGTATGTCCGCTAGTCTCTCTTCTTGAGCAGCCTTAACTTGCGCTATCTCTCTCTCTAATTGTAGACGTTCCTTATCCAGCTCAAGACGCATCCTATCTGTCTCAGCCTTCATTAGATTGGGATCGGGCGGAGGGGGCTGGGCATTAGCACGCTCCTGCTCCACCTGTTCTGGACTCTTAAGAATACTGGAGTAAGGAAGCCTCATTCCCATTAAAGTCACTTGGGTGAGTTCGTCCATATTAACCCACTCACCTACTGGACTGCCCTGAGCAATCTCCTGACGTAGAGCCTGAAGCTTCTGCATATCCTGAGTGTTACGGAGATAAGACGTAGACGTACGAACATCTATTTCGTACGATCCCTTAATCTCCTCCTTAGGATTGAATTGCATCTCCCAGTCATACATGGCGGTGATAAGCGGTTCTGTGATATCATCATCCCATTCCTCACTCTTATAAAAGAGTGGAGATGTGGCATTCTGATTCATCAGAGCCATTCCAGTGGCGCTGTCTCCTGCCCCGGTGGGCAGTCCTAATCCCGATAGAAGGAGAGGAATACTGCTCTCTTCATCCGCCAGCTGCTTGGCCAGCCCGAACAAACTAGACAGCCCTTCGTACGCATTAGGTGGTGTAAAGAAGGTGATTGCCTTAGATAGGTCGGCTCCGTACTCTGTGCTATACCACACCTTGAATGGGGTACACTCCAGACCGCCGTCCGCAGGTGTGATGAGCGTAGTGTCTACAATAACCTGGGGGCCAGCAGAAATACCTGCATTATCCAGCATCATCTTGTAGGTTTCATTAACCACACGTTGGCCGTCTCTTGCCAGCATCGGGATACCAAAGCCAAATATGCTTGCTGGATCGGGCTCCCATACGGATACACAGTAAGGAACTTCCTCGCATCCCTCTAGGTTGGACAATTCCACCTTAATCACAGTGCCGTTAACTGTCCATACCTCTGCAAATCTTTCATAATCATTGGGGCTATCGCAGCCGCAAGCATCTAACATCTTTTTAGTAAGAGGGCCATGATATTCAATAAGAGTATAGCGATTTTTGCTAGTATTCCCACCCTCTGTGAGGAAAGCAGGATCATTGAACGGGCTATTACTGTACTCTTTAGGTTCGTCTTGTAATACTTTCTGCAACTGGTCCTGCATAAAGTCAGGGCGTTGTAGTAGTTCCTTCATCTCTGTACGAGACTTAAGGTGTACCTCTATGCTGTCCTCACATTTACGAATATCTGTAACAGAATCATCGGGAAAGAAGTACCATGGATTTACTCTTCGTACTTCCGGCACACGTTCCGCGCTGAACACTGGAACTCTCAGTACTTTTCCGTCCTCAAGCTGCGCTTTAGCGTAAGTCTTCTTGAGCTTGCTGGAATTGAGCGGCTTTTTCATAATGCCAGTACCTAGCACCACTCTATCTTTCATAGCTACACGAGCTTCTTGGGGATAGCGCGAGCAATTCAGGTGGTACTGAATCTCCGCTGACATGAGATTGGCCTTATGAGAACCGATCTCCTCCGGTCTCACCTCTCTCCCGGCCACCTGAGAAGCTTGCTGTACTTCTTCATACGAGGCTTCTGGTACTGACGGAGGATTGATGTCCCAATTCTTGTCTCCCGCAGCAAATTGATAGGCGATAGTTTGAGAAGCCGCTGCATCACACTTAACACGTATGATGTTTACCTCGGGCTTCCTATTATCTATGTAATTATCAATGGTTTTGAATGGATCTTTCTCTGTAGGAGCCAGTGCCCTATTAGATAGGGAGCCTAAATAGAGGCGCTGAGCCTCCAGCCACTGGGCCTCCTTCATCTTTCTCCTGCCCATGCGATCACTGAGCTTACCATCGATGTCCCTACCCAGTGATTCCAGTAGACGTAGGCGCTCTTGCTCTAATTTTAGAGCCTCCTCCTCTGCCATCATCACCATTTCTTGCACTGCCTCTACAAGTTCTTCAGGAGATATGCCTGGAGGTAGCTGTTGTTCTGCATTTTCAGACATTATATCTTCGTCCTTTCTGTTTATAGGCCATAGTGCTTGTATGAGAAGGCTTAGCTGCTGCCAAATGTATGCTATTTACCATATATCTTAGGGCATCCATACCATGATCGTTCTCTTTTACAATCTTACCTTTGTTGTCTCTTCGGTAGATTAAATACTCATTCTGCAAATTACGGGTAGTGGAAGAAAAGAACTTAAGTTTGCCCGTCTCCAGCCTACTCCACACTTTCTGAATACCATCTTCTATACTATTATCCGCCAATCTTAGGCGTAGCCCTAGTGATCTATACTCTCTTACTAGCTTAGATCCATCGAATTGATTTGACTGAGCTGATGCTGGATCAATTACTCCCGGCATCCAGTCGGATGACACGCGCTTAATTGCGGCAGCATTTATCTCTGGCACTTTCTTCTCCCCCACATACTCTCCGTAAACATACAAAATGTCTGTGTTAGGATCATGTGCGCCGAATGTAGCTGCTGTATATCTCC